TATAAAAGTTCTGACATAGGTGTTTGTTTTGCAAATTCTTCTAAACTGCTTACACAATTAACATGCTCATCTATAGCAATATAATTGTTGCTTTGTAAACATATAAGTTTTCCTTGTGGTATTTTGTTATACCAATCATTAAAATTCTGGATATGTTCACAACTAGTATTAATAATTGTGTTGGCACTATCTTTGCACTGTTCAATACTACCGTCACTCTTTATAGTAGAATAATGAAAGTTGTCATATTCAATATCATGAATATCTAATGTTTGCGCTTTGAATCGCCAATCGTCAGCAGTCAGCGGCCTATTAAAAGTTTCAGCAATATTCCATACATCTTGATCTATATCAAAACTACGAATCTTGTTAAATTTTATGTTTGCTTCTTGTATCATAGGAACAATAGTTGCATACCAACCTGCACATAAAAAAACTACACCTAAATCCAAATTGCACTGAATTAATTTGTCTACTAACCATTTTTTACTTTTTAATTGTCCTCTACTAATACAATCCTTGTCAAAATTTTCTTCTTGGTATAAAGTTTTCAATGGCTTTACAAATAAACTTCCTGTATATTTTTCTAGAACACGCCATAGTGCATGTTTATCATTTTGTAATAACCTAAACTCATCTGCTGCTTCGGGCAACAGGCGTGCCATGCTATAAAAGTTATGTTCGAGCACTGCCTTGCGTAAATCATCATTGGTTCCTATAATTCTAAAGATACTATGTAAATTCTTTTCAACGACTGCTTTACGTAGTTCTTCATTGTTGGCTATCTTAAACACACTGCTTATGTCTTTATCATTATATAACCTTCTTACATCGCTAAGTCCTTCGTACATATATTCAAAACGATCTAGCAAGTCGACAATTTCTTCAGATTTTATTGTTGACTCTAATATAGCTTCTTTGGAGTATGCATAATCAAATTGTTGCTCTAGCCAGTCAAAGTCATTTATAAGATTGAGCTTTTCTATATTGTCTTTGTTAATTTCACCATATTCTCTACCTGCTCTTGCTCCTTCAACAGCAAATTTAGAAAATGGTATTGTGTTATCTGCATCACTACACCATACGTCTAATCTATGGTCTGTTTCATCTTGCTTTTGTCTATCTATAACAGCACTAGCTAGTTTACAACATTCTCTAAAACCGCTTTTCCAAGCACTAAACGCATCAGTGTTAAATGCTGTAATATTACTAACAACCTTAATTGGTTTAAAATGTCTACTGATACTTGTCGTCATGTCCGGTTTTGTGATATCCATGTTCAGTGTAGCTAATCTAGGAAATAGTTTTACACCACCATAGCCGTATTCAAGACCGTTTATAGGATTGATACTACGCCATACTTTAACGTAGTCCTTTTCATGTTCAGGAGATACATAATCAAAAACAAAATCATTTACAATTTCTGCATCTCCATCTACTATCCAAATTAAATCTGTAGTACATAATTTTGCAGCTTCTACATGAGCTTTTGGAATTCCTTTTACACCATGTACTCTTTTAGCACGAGGAAATTTTTGTTTTAAATTTTCCCAATTTTTTTCAGCGTTAGGTTCATTATATGAAATCATTACAATATCATAATTAGATGATTCTTCTGTTGTTAGAAAGTCTTGGGGTGTACGTTGCGGGGGAACATATACACTTTTGAAAAACTTGCTTTGTTTTTCGTCATAGATGTCTTCTGGTATTCCTAAATCAAGATCGTTATTAAGTGTATATCCTAACCCTGTGATTTCGTAATCAAGTTTGTCTTCTTCTATCTTACTGTACTCTGTATTCCATAGATTGTTTAAATATTCAAAATCTCTTACATGTACATGATCCCAATCAGTACACATAGTTTTATAACAACCTTCTCTGGCTCCATAGACAGCCCACTTTCCGTTCTTTACATCTGAACCTAGAGTTGCCCATATTTTTAATCTATCTAAATTTTTCTTAGGTATTTGTTCATTAAATTGTTTAGGATCTGCTGGTAAACCTTCAATCAAACTCATCTTAACACCTTCGCGGAATCCAGCTCTCCATGCTTGTTGCGGTGTAGCATTATTATGCACATAACTGTAAGTTTTGTCAACTTGTAAATATTGTAAATCCCAGCAAAAATCAACTTGTGCTTTTAAATTGTTAGGGTCTGCATTTTCATGTGTTTTCATATGCTTGACCATTTCTGTAGGCCAACATTTTATCCCACCATTACCGTATGTCAACCCGTTAATAATGTTGTATCCGCTCCAACTGACAACACACTTGCTTAAATCTACATCGTCTTTAAAATGTAAAATTTCATTTATAAAACTGTGATGTATTTTATTATCACCGTCTATGGTAATAAATCTTTCTGTTTCTGCTAAATCAGCACAGGCTTTGTGTGCAGCATCTGAACCTTCTACACCATGCACACGTTTTGCCCACGGTACAAGCTGTTTTAGATCATAATAGTTTTCTTCAGCATTTGGTTCATCATAGCTGAGATAAATTATATCATAATCATAAACTTTAAATTTTCTACTCATCTTATCTCCAAACTACATATAGGAAAACTTTTGTTTAGTATCCATATGCTACAATCTAAATTTTTTTCTTTATTGTTTTCAAAAGGAACTAAAAATTCATTTTCTATTTGGCTTGCATAAAAATACATAGTTCTATATAATATATTAGGATTATTTTTTTCTGTTATTATAAAATATAAATTATCATTTACACTAGATGTTTTTTTAAACTGCCAGCCATCTTTAGTATGCACTACTGTAAAATCTGCATTTGGTCTTTCTTCTAGTTTGTGTATTTTTTGATTTATATCAAAAGGTATAACAGTTTCGTGTTTGTTTACTATATTTCTTTGTTCATCTATAATATAATCAATGAAATTTTTTTCACCGTCAATAAATGGCTGAACTTCTTGTTTTTCTTTTTCAACAAAAGGACCCTCACTATTTTGTGATGCTGATATTGATGTTATTTCTCTAGTTTCACTATTGTAATATACAAACATTAAACAACATCCTCTATAAAATGCAAAATCCCTTGTTGTTTAAAATTTGCAATATATACGTCATTACCGTTTTTGTAAAAACCTAACTTTTCTGACCAATTTTCTTCAGGCTCTGCTAATCCTTGAGAATATGGTTTCATGTGTATAAACATAGGATCATCTCCTGTGTATGCAACTTTGTTATTGCAATCAAGTAATTTTGTAGCCAAACAAATTGCTACATCCATACTAGGAACTTTGGGACTTCTGTTAGGTAAATGACCTTTGTATAATTCTTCATTTGTGTTGATTTCGTAAACTAGATCAAAAAACTTTTTTGTAAATTCTGTCTTTTTAAAGTAGTGACAAGCAACATATAAATTAGGTAAATCATTTTGTGCCCAAGTTTTTCTATCATATGAAATATCTAAAGGTTCTTGCCTATATGTATATGCTTGACTTATAAATTTTAAGTCACAGTCTTTATTTTTTGTCCACCAGTTTTCTAAACTTTGTGTAATCAAACAATCGCTTTCTATTACTGTAGTTTCTTCAAATGGAGAATATTCAATTAATTTTGATCTATTTTTGACGTGAAACTTATCACTGTTTTTTTCTACAACAACAACATTATCAAACACTGTAGATGCAATGTCTTTATCACTAACTAAACAAATAGGCTTTTGATCAAAAGATTTTAAACTTTCAGCACATGCAATAGCATACCTCAAGTGTTTGTCGCCTTGTGCGTATATTAGATATCCTTGTTTCATATCAATCTATCCAAATCAAACTTGTTCATACAATGCACTGTCATATTCTTTGTCCGCACAGGAAAAAAGTTTTTGCCTTTTTGTGGATTGTGTATTAAAAACAATAAATCGTCTTCATTTATACTTTGAATAATATCTTTATCAATAGAATAATGTAAAGTGCCAGGCATTTCGCCTATAAAATCTCCTTTTGAATGATCGTTCATAATATGAGCTGCTATGCTAAATGCAAAGTCATTTCTATATACTGCGTTTTGTATTTGGTAAATTGTTTTATAATATCCCCAATTATCATAAATGTGTTGAACTAAATCAAAATACAATTTATTTGTTTTAGTTTTTTTGAAGTACAAACAAGTAGCCCAATAAAACTTACACCCTGTATCGCTTATCCATTCAAATTCTTTTTTATCTATATAGTTTCCTATATCCTGTGCATTACTATACATCATAAGATCTGCGTTGCTGTCAAAACATTTTGCAATCTCATTATTACATATCAAAACATCTGTATCTAAAACAAGAGTAGAATCATATGGTGTTAAATCATAACTATAAATCCTTGCAACATTTTTGAAAGAAAGTTTAAAAGAAGTTGTATGACTTCGATAAGTTTTCATCGAGTAAGCAAGTTCTTTGTCAAAAGCTATAACTTTATCAAACACAGGATTATCAACTTCTATATCACTTACAAGTGACACAGGAACGTTTAAATGTTTTTGAATCTTTTTTGCACAATAGACTGCCTGTTTTACATAGTCTATTTTTTCATTGTTAAATGCAAATAACAAACATCCTTTAGACATTAACAATTCCTTGCACTGTTTTACTGCTTGTTATTTCAGTATATTCATCATAATACTGTTGTAAAGCTGTATGGTACAAGTTTTTTATATTTTCTAAAAAGTTTTTTGCATCTTCTACTTTGATAGGATTTTGATTTGAATCTAAAAGAATAGAGCCATTTTTTAAATCTATACAATATGTAATCAAATTAATATCTACATGGAACTTTCCAGCATTATAATAAAAAATACACGCATCTAAAAATTTTTGTTTTGCTAACTTTTTCTGATTGTATAGTGTTCTTGAATAATTTGCAAATTCAACTGCGTCTAACAACCTTTTATCCATACGAAAACTCCTTTATTTGTCATATAATTATATAACAAAATTATGGGTTTGTCAACCTCTAGTGTGATTATAGGTTTGAAGTTGTTGAGAACGCAGGTGACGTCACTTCAACATTTGATCCAGTAGCTCTTAGTTGTTGTATAGTGCTTGTTAGTGTACCTGTCACAGGTTCGTCAACTGCTGGTCCTGCTGGGTTTGGTTGAATACCTTGGGGGCCAACTGGTTGTTGATCTCCTAAGTCGTTATCTTCAAAACTTACTCTAAATCTTAGCACTGTGCTGCTGTCAGCTCTTGCATCAAGTTGATATTGGTTTTCTGCATAAACACCACTACCGTTTTTTTGAAAAATTGTTTGATAACTTGTTGTCAAATCATAATTACCAATTGCTTGGGCAGTTCCTGATCCTGTAGCTGTTGTAGCTGTGTATCCAAACTTAATTGTACCCATGTTAGTTAACAGTGTATTCCAATTATTGTATTTAGATCCTGAGCTACCTGTTAAACTTGCACTGAAACGTATTTCGCCTCCGCTGTTGAAAAAATATCTTCTTTGGTTGGCATCACTAAAAGTCACTGTAAATGTATGTGTCACGGTACCACCGCCACCGCCACCCCATGATGTACTTCTAGTGCTGGTAAGTTTTGCTTCCACAGAACTTTCTGCAATGTCAAATAAGTTTCCTTCTACATCTGTAATTGCAGTATCATAATCGTTAAAACCTTCGTCTGTTTGATAAACACCTGTACCTATGTTAGTTTCACTTCTATCAGCACCAATGATTTGTCCAACAGCAATATTGCCTATAGATGCATTAGTACCTGCTTGGTGATTTTTAATTTTGTTTATATCAGTTCTAAGATTATCCATGTCAGCGGCTTGAACAACAGCACCTACTGATACTTGTGAACTTGCCAGTGATTGGCCATAACCGCTTTGACCTGACCCTACACCAAGAATTGTATCTACTCTACTTTGCAAGCCGTTATATTGAGCTGCTTGAATTTCATCTCCGACGCTAACTGCCATAATAATTTCCTTTATAAACTACGTACATATTTATCTATAGTTATACAGCAACTTCAATAATTTTGATTCCTGGATCATTGTTATCTTCTAGACTTTTGCCCACTACACACCATGCATTTGGTGATGCGCTATCAGGACGCAATGATGTAGCTGTACCTGCTGTAGGACCAGTGACTAGTAAATCACCTTTCTTTACAGCACCTTCTACTTTACAAGGCACTCTACCTTTTAGTGCTATAGCTACACCGTCAATGCTATCATTCATTAAATGTGCTGGATTAGTTGAAACAACACCAGCTAGTCTTTGATCACAGAACATTGTGCATTCTGTGACTTCTGCTTCTCCACCAAATACTAATACCGTACCTGGTTCATAGTCTTTGTCTGCTGTGTATTTTTCTGCTAAGTCAGCAAATTGTGCAGATGTAGCAGTTCCTTGGAATACATTTGCATATAAATGTCCTGCTCCGTCTCTTGCTGCAATAGTATTAGAAGTTGCAGCTGTTGATGCTGATCTTGCTGTACCGCCAACATCTAATGTTTGTGCTTCTGTTGCACTACCGTTAAATGTTGTTGCATACATTGTAGAAAATTTGTTAGAACTTGCACCAATGTCTACTGTTTCTGTTCCTGTCCAGCTTGATACATTAGCAAAGCCAGGTAATATTGCATTTGCAGAAAGCCTCATTGGCATTTTTTGTGCAGCACTTGAGTTGTTTACTTGGAAATACATTGCTTGGCCAACTTCATTAGCAATTAATCCTTTGTTATCGTCAACAATTTTAATTGCTAAATCATTAGAGTCTCCAACTGCAAGTCCAATATCTGCAAACTCAGTAAGTGTTGTAAATTCTGTTGTTTCACCTGGTCTCGAAACAACATAGTTTGTTGCATCTAAACCGTTTAATTTTTCAGCATTTGATGCTGTGCCCCAAAATCTGTGTGCAGTAGATGTCACGCCGCCTGTGCTGTTAATTGTATTTTTAAGGGTAATACCCTGACGGATAACATCAAAACCTGGATAAGTAGCAGCATCCTCTGTACCTATTGTAAATTGCTGTGCAGAAATAATATGAATAGTTTCGTCATTAATTACAGATCTAATTACAGGTCTTGAAACTGCTGTGTTATCTCTTATGTTAACACTTTGAAATTGAGTGACTGTTTCGCCAATACCTTGTGGTCCTACTAGTACAAAAGATGTTCCATTATAAGCATACAACTGTTCATTGGCAGTATCCCACCAAAAATCACCTTGAGCAAGTCCTGCAGGGGTAGTAGAACTTACTTCTGCGCCGCCTGTTGTGCGCCATTTTGTACCATCATAAAATTTTAATTTGCTGTTTGCAGTATCAAACCAAATTTGACCGTTAAGTGCTTTTGGTGGCTGGCTCGCACCAGCAAAATTTTCTAAAAGAAAGACAAAATTTTCATTTTGTATTTCACCATATCCAGCATAGTTTTTTCCGACCAGTTTAAGATCAGTAGTTTGATCAACTGTACCGTCTTCAACCACCGTTAGCTGGGTTCCGGTATATCTGTTAATTGTGTATGCCATTTATTTAACCCCTATTGTATATGTTATTTATGCTTTCATACTAAGTTATGCTTTGAAGCGTTCTACTAGTGAAGCTCCATGTTCCTCCGCCTGCTGTATAGATATACAAGTATCTTACAGGATTCAACGAAATTGTACCACTTGCGTCATTGCTTTGTGAAATATCTTGGATTGCTGATTCATTTTGTGTACCATTTGAGTCAACAGAAACAAAGGATTTTGTTAAAACGCCGCTTGTGTCAGGACTTGTAGTAATATCAACTGTAATACCACTAACTGTACTGCTGGAATATGAAATTACCCATAATTTTGCTTCAGTTCCGTCTTCAACACTAGCTGCCGGTTTAAGTGTTTGTAAAATTGTGCCTATACTTGTTGTAGGCCCATTTACTGTTGTAATATCATTAGGATCTGATAATCCAGTAGCATCTATACTAAAAATTACATCCTGACTTGCTATCTCTGTATCTACATAAGATTTATTAGCAGCATGATTATTAGTTGTTGGTGTTGCTACACCATCTATATTCTGACTGTCAATTGTTATTGTGCCGCCCGCTACAAAATTTAAACCTGTTCCATTTATTCTTGTTATAGTTGCAGAATTAAGATTAATGTCGTCTACTGTTAATTCGCTCAATGTTCCGACACTAGTTAAACTACTATTAATAACTGTAGCACCTAAAGTTGTTTTTGTTAAAACTTCGGTGCCGTCGATTTTAAATGCTGGCACAGGATTACTTGGCGTGTTAATTAGGTCAAAGTCTTGATTGCTTGTCCAAGATGCTGTAGATTGTTCCCATGTTAAATCTTTACTACCTTCACTACTTCTTAAAATTATGCCGCCACCATCTACTGCTGTGTCGTCACCTTCTGTACTATCATCTAAAAGTCCTAATTCAATATTTTTATCTTCAACTCTTAAAGTTGTTGAATTAATAAAAGTTGAATCTCCTTCTACAGTAAGGTTGCCTCCTACTGTAAGATTACTTGAAAACTTTCCGTCGCCTTCAACATCGAGTGTGAACGAAGGATTTGTTTTAAACAATCCCATTTTTTGTACATCTGTATCTACATAAAGTGCCGAATAAAAACTACTTCCTGATCTAACTCTTAGAGCAAAATCAGCATTAGACTGCTGTGTTTCAAGCATTGTAGTAGTGCCAGAAATTTTAAGAATAGCATATTCAGTTTCACCAATGCCTACACTTAATCCTGCACTATTTTTAATTCTTAAACTACCTGTTGTAGAACCGTTTGCGTCAGACGGAATAAAGTTGTCACTTGTTTTAACAACACCTGCATCATCTACTAGGCCTTTTGCACTTGTTGCTGTACCATTATACAAGAATCCAGAATTTACAACATTAAATCCTTTTTCTAATAATTGTCTTTTAGGCGTTTGGATGTCGTCTGGATCTTGAGGATAACTAGGAATTGCAAATTCTGCAGGAACATAAAAAGTTTCTGGACTGAATATTCCTACTAAACTGCCACCTATAAACAACTTTAATATAGTTCTCTGAATATCTGATGAATCAATTTGCGATGCAACTTCAAATCCTGTTTTGCCTTGTGCCGCGCTATATTCAGGTCCTATAAGAGTTAGATCTGTTCCGTCCCAGATATACAATTTATTTTCTTCATTGTCTATCCAAATATCACCAACATTTAAATTGCTAGGCTGTGTACTACTTACAACACTGCCGGTCGCTGGTCTAAATGATGTTCCGTCATATACCTTTAATCTGTTGTCTTGCTTATCAAACCACAATTGGCCAATCATTGGATTAGCCGGTTGGCTAGTGGAAGCAAAATTTTCCATAACTTTGATAAAGTTTTCATTTATGAATTCGCCGAAACCTTTGTAATTTTTTCCTATAAGGGTAATGTCAGTCGTAGTATTATCTAAAATACCGTCCGTTAGATCAACAAGTAATTCACCGTCTGTTCTGTTTAATCTATAACTCATTAATTATTACCCTCCAGTGTATATTATAAAATTCATTGTTAGGAATGGATTCATTACATTTATTGCTGTACCTAAACTTTCATCAGTCAACACGCCACCACTTGCAGGATATGCTTGGCCAGCACCTGTACCTGTTGGTGCATCATATATAATTGCATCGTTATCAGTTGGTGTGCCTGCAACATCCCTAATTGCATAATATTGATCTCCGCTTTCGCCTCTTAGATCGTGTTCGTGTTCTGGCAAGTTTTTAGTTTGTATAGAAATTGTTTCAGTACCTGACTTAGCACCAACTGTATCTGCTGCTGCATCTAAAACTGTATCAGCACTTGTACCGCCCATATTGTCAGCACCTAATGGGAACCTACCTCTTAAATCAGGTAATCCAAAATACCCAACAGCTGGTGACGGTTTATAATTATTTCCAATTACATTATAAAGTTGGTTATATGCACTAATTAATACTTCTCTACCATCACATAATAACCATCCTGTAGGAGCAGATCCTCCAGCAAAAGGAACAACTGTGCCGACAGGCGTTGTACCATTAATGGCTGCAAATAGATTTTGTCTACTGATCTTTTTAAGTCCAGTATCCCCTGTTATTCTGTTTATTAAAAATTCATCGTCTGCTTGTGATTCAAGCACTGCTGTTTTACCAGCAACAATTTCATTACTAATAGTAGTGTTGAAAACTTTTAATGATCCTCCTGTTTGACCATCATAAACTACGTCAGGAGCACTTATATCACCTGCAATTCTAAAAGTTGAAGCAGATGTAATTCTATCTGCACTCCCTGCTCTGCCACTTACTGTACCGCTTACATTACCAGTTAAGTTTCCAACAAATGTAGTAGCATACATGTTTGCATATTTTGCACTTGAGCTTCCAATATTTCTTAAGTTATTTTGATCAGGCTGTATATTTCTAGTTGTAATAGTACCAACAGTATTTAAAGTTCCACCGATATTTACATCTTGAGATACTCCTAATCCACCTAGTGTAGTAATTGAACCTGTGCTAAAATTTGTGCTGTTAGTTGTGCTAGTTGATTTAATTGTACCACTTGATTTAATGTTTCCTGTGACATCTAATGCTTCATCAGGTGCAACATTATTAATACCAACTTTTAAATCACTATCTAATCTTAAAATATTTTTTAATACGCCATCATTTTTTACTTTGAAATCTATACTAGAACCTGCAATGTTATGTTGTACAATACCTGCATTTCCTTCAACACCAATATTCATCTCAGCATTTATACCATAATTAATACCTGTGTTATTTTGAACATTTATAGGAAACGCAGTAGTACTTGCAACGTCACCTCTTAAGAAGTTTCCTGCAGCAACTGTGTTTCCACTTACAATAAGTCCTTCTGCCTTTTCTGCTGTTCCATAAAATTTAGGAGCACCATCTCCTGAAATATTGTTAGCAGAAAGATTTATTCCAGGTCGCAGTGTACTAAATCCTGGAATAACAACTTTTGGTGTAAAACTTTGGCTAGTAATTATTGCAACAGGAGATGCATTGACTTCAATTTGTAAAACATTGTAATTTTGATCATCTGTGCCCACAACTGTTGTAGGTGTTGCACCAGTGACTAAACCATCGCTGAATTCTGGTCCTACTAATACCCATCCAGATCCAGAAAATAGATAAAGTTGTTGATTATCTGTGTCTACCCATAAGTCACCTAAAAGACTTTGCGATGCATCAGGAGCAGAGCTTGCTTTTTTCAACCCTCCACTTGCAACCCAATTAGTACCATCAAACACTTTAAGTTGCTCTACACCCGGTGTTGCATCATACCATAATTGGCCTTCAACTGGTGTAGATGGTTGTGTAGCACTTGCAAAATTTTCTAGTAAATGTAAAAAGTTTGTAGCAATAGTTGTACCATATGCTGTAGTATTTCTTCCAGGTAAGCCTAATGAAGTTTCTGTATTGATAGTATTATCTTCAATAGTAATAGTACCTTTGTTAGCTTGATCAGTATATGCTATTGTATATGACATCTACTACTCTCCAACTATTCCGGCTAAACTTTGTATTCTTACTGTGTAATCTATCTGGATTAATCTGTTTAAACTTTTTTGCACAGGATGGAATACAACATGAGTAATTAAATTACCTGTTCCATCTGGTGAATAACTTTTTAATCCTAATTCATCAAATACATATAAACTGTTTTGATCAGTAGCAGTGTCAAACGCATCTTGTCCACTTGGCTCACCATAATCTAGTAAACAAGTGACTAAAACGTCTGTATAATTTGTTCCGCTTACATGTCTTGTTTCAATTTTGTTTCTTACAGGATCTAAATTGTTAACACTATTATCATCAACAATTTTCGTATAGGTTTGATTGTATAAACTTGCATTTGTTCCTGTAGAGTTAGGCGTAAGGTATGTAATAATTCCTGTAGGATCTACAGAAGTTCCTCCATTACCAAAGCTCATTTCATAAATCCAGCCTTGGCCTCTATTACCTATACTATCTGCGAGAGCAATACTCATATTCTCGTAGTGAATAGCGTTATTTTTGTCTATGTACACGTGATTAGTTTCAGGATCATATATCTTTATATGTCCTTTCACTAGTATACCACTTTTATCATGTAAATTATCGCTCATTTTTATATCCTACTACATTATTTATCCGGGTAAGTCAGGGGATACTGATCTCAAGAATCTGCTGATATCACTATCAGCTTTACTTAGCTGTGTTCCTGCACTATTCCATAACTTTCCTTGTTTTCTTACCACTATTACTTTTTGATTTTCACCAGGTGTTTCTAACAATACAAGCTCATTGCCGTTTTGTAGAGAAAATTCTGCTGGTAGTGTGACATCACCTTCCGGCGAATCTTGATTAATGCTTTGTGCTTCAGTTGCATAATTAGTTCTAGCATCACTATTTAATTCGTATGATTCAAGTGTGGTTTTACGCAATCTACGTCCTGCTACAAAAACTTCAAAAGTATCAATTGCTGTACCATTACTGCTAGGATCTGCTGGTGTAAAATCTAACTCATATGTATTACTAGTACCATCTGCTGTGAATATAGTTGTTAAAGTTTCATCTTTATAAGGAACTGTTGATGTTTGACTTATATCATAAAGTTCTGTTCCAATATCATATACAGGTTTTACTCCTGTTCCTAGTGTTCCTCTTCTTAATTGTTTTAGATAAGATCCGTCTTTTCTAAAATATTCAATTCTTTCTCCTTCTATATAAACAATAGCAGGATACTTAGACCCGGGTACTGGATCTGGTAATGATTCGCTATTTTCTACATTGATATATTTGTCATACCAATTAAGTGGTTCAACAAGTCTTACATTGTTGCTTCCATCTAAGCGTTTATATACATTCCTGTTTAAAATATCTTTGAACTGGCTCCAACCAAATTTTGCAGCTAAAGTATCATTAGCAAAATGAAAGGTTTCTATAACATCGTTATCATCTAGTTCTTCTACTAATTTAATTCTTGTTTTATCTGCTGTGATAGCATAATCAACTGACGCATTGAGTAGATTTCCATTTTTAACTACCCAAACATACTGGTCGTCTACCGCCGGAGTTCTAAGATTTATATAACCTGCTTTAAGTTGTCTTAACTCATACCAATCAGCAGTACCTTCATCTGGTTCAATTGTTCCACCTATTTCTCTTATTTCTACTACATCGTCAGTAGATGTAGTAAATCCAAAATCGTCTAATATATTAACTGTGCTTGCGCTTGATCCTGTGATTGTTTTACAGGTTGCATTTACATTTGCTACTGGAGAACTACCATCAAAATTAGGATCATCTTTTCTGACATTATTTAAGAATACTGCATAAGATTTGTTAGGATCAAGTGCAGGTAAAAGATTTAAATCTGTTGTACTTCCATCTATTACAAATATTTGGCTTCCTGTGTTTACTCCTGGTGATAAAGTGGTTCTTTCAACTACATCAAAGTTTTGTCTTTCAATTCCTTGACTATCATGATTACTAAACTGATAAACCGTAATTTTATCACCAAGTGCATAATTTTTATTAATATAAAGTACACCTGGTGTTTTTACAAATTCATTTGATTCATTGTAATAACCAAATCTGTAATCACCACCACTTTGAGTACTATCGTCCCAACCTAAAATATATACACGAAGTATGTCTCCTGATTCACCTATACCTTGGTTTAATATAACTGTACTACCTGATTGTTGTCCTAAAGGAAGTGCTGGATCAAACTGACCAGCTCCTAATAAATCAAAATCTTGTAGATATGTAAGTTCATTTCCATTTAAGTAAACTCTAATTTGATCACTAGTGACAGATCCTACAGGCACTTGCCATAATTTTAATTGATATTCTCTAATATCTGACACAGTAAATTTTTGATTGTATCCCGCATTTAAGATAGTATCATTTATCTTAACAATAGTAAACCATTCTGTAGGATTTGCTGTGAAAGGAGTTTGTGTTAAGGTATAAGCAGTGGTGCTTCCGTCGCTTTCGAACTCATCAATTGATACTGTGCTAAAGTTTTGCACTTGACCTTCAAAAATAGCAAATCTAACAACTTTGTCTAAAGCAGGTGGTTCTGCAAATCTTATTACTACTCTATCTGCAGATGCGTATGTTTCATTACTTCTTACAAGTGTATGGGCAACTGTTTCACCATCAATTGTGACTAAACTACTCATATCGTTTGTGTATGTCACATTTGTTAGGAAGTCACCTGTAGATCCATCTCCTATAAATTCGTCTATATCTAAAACATTTGCGCCACTGTATTCTAATGTGACAAAATTAACTTTTGTGCCAGCTACTGGAGCAGTAGTAAATTCGACTTCTTCTGTGTCATAGTTTATTGTATAATCTGTTTCTAATTTTTTAATACTAAAATCTACTTTGACAAATAAGTTTTCTTTGGTGACAGGTTTAGTACCAATTGCAAAAGATTTTGTTGATCCATCGCCTGTATAGTTTCTCGACACAACTTTACTTGCACCTGTAGTTGGTCTTTCATATACTTTTATGTCAACCGCGTCAAATACTCTTCCAGGAAGTTGTTCATCTGGGCCGCCACTATTTGTAGGTGTAAAGAAACCATCTCCATCAATATTAATTTCTTCGGCTAATATTCCTTGTGCTGTATCATACTGCAAGCCGCCGCCTTCAATCAAAGTATCGTAAGTTCCTGGCAGTGGTAAAAAGCTACCATCACTAGTAGATTTACGTATTACAATTTCATCATCTGCAGCTGTTGGAATTCCAAGCTCATCTAATTCAATAACTGTTTGTGTTCCGTCACCTATTATAGAACGCATGATTGCATTAGGGTTTGTAAATTGAGTGCTATCGTCTACCCAATCTGGATCATCTAATCTAACGCCATTTTTATAAAGATTATATGTGACACCACTTTCTAAAGGTTTGTTCAAAGTAAGTGTAATTGTGCTTCCATCTAATTTAAAAACTTCATCTTCGTAGGTAGTATCATATGTATCGTATTCACTTGTAAACCACGGACCTGTATCCCAGCCAGTTGGTCCGCCGAAATCAAAACTTTTAACTTCTACTCCGCCGTAATCAACACCATCCATTAATTGACCTAAATCTTTTGCAAATTGTCCCGTGCTAGGATTATACGCAAGATTTATTCTATCCTGGGCTGTTAACAAACTTACTGCTTTCTTATAATTGACTTGAACTGATGTGTTGTTAGATGGAGGTGTGCGTAATATAATTCTACCGTTGTACCTAGTGTATGTTTTAGATGTGTCTTTTACATTTTCATACGAATATTCACTACGCAGTAGCACTACATTATCAACTACTACTTCAACTTGTGTGCTTTGTAAATCCATAGGCCATTTTAAATCAAAAACGTATCTTGATCCTGTGCCGATAAACGTTTCTGCCTCTTCAAGATATGTAATTAAATAATTTCCTGACACCCTATCAAATTTAATTACATTTAACAATGACCTTGGTAAACTATTGCCTATTATTACACTGCACTTTGCATCTCTTCCGCCTTCTCCTAGTGTGCCATTGATTGTTATTAATGGAGCACTCAAATACCCGCTTCCTGGATTGGTTATTTCTATTTTAGTAATTTTTCCATCTGCACCAAGTTTTGAAATGGCTGTTGCGCCGGATCCTCCACCGCCTGTAAGTAATATTTGAGGTGCTTGTGTGTAAGCCTTGCCACCGTCTGCAATTTGTATTTCCTTAACAATAAATCCTACATTATCTTTCCAATTTTTGAATGGATAAGTTTCTAGTTTATCATTAACTCCTATTAGATTGTTGTTTACAACTTTTACATCTTGCGGTTTGATACTTTTTGTATCATCATCAAAACTAGGTTGTAAATCAAAATCAGTAATTCTACTATTGCTGTCTTCTATTTTTTCATAAGCACTTATATATTCTCTTAGTTTTGTTTTGAACGGTTTTACTTCTTCTAAATAATCTTCATAACTAGGTAAACTATCATTATTGAAGGTAATATCTTCTCTAAGTTGACCAACGTTATGTTTTGCTTTTACAAAACTTGTCTTAAATGCCCAATCTACATATCCTTGTTCAGCAAACACATATCTTAAACTAGCAAAGAATAGATTATTATATTCTATAGAAAGTTCTTCTGTAAACAAATCTTGTTTAATTGCATTTAGTATTTGTCTTATTTCTATAGAAGGAACACTATCAAAAAATTCTGTATCAAAACTTATAATATCAAAGCCTGTTGCACTTGCTTGAGTATCATACAAAGTGTTTTTAAATTGTATAGTACCATTTTGTCTACCTATAGTTTCATAGTTTACGGTATAATCTACATCTTCTCTGACATCAATTTTACGCAATAACAACCAGCCGCCGGAACCAATTGAATTAATTTTAATAATATCGCCAAGTTCGTCATCTAAACCTTGTAATTCGTATGCATTGTCTATTACAAAATTTGTTTCTGTAAATTCATTAAAGTTTTCAGCATACCAATCAACATATTCCCAGAATAGTTTAACATCATATGACTGGCTGGCAATTCTAAGCCAAGATCTTAAATCACTATCTCTCTCATACAATGCCCACTTGCCTTGAATAGATGTGTCATTTTTTACAAGGACAGTATATTTTCTTACAGTGATAGTATCTGTAGGACTGTAGTTAGATCCACCTTTAACAACTGTTGCACTAGTTATAACACCAAGGTTATTAATTGTAAATTCAATTTCAGCACCTGATCCTGTGCCGTTGATTGTGTATGTTGGTGCTACAAGATATCCTCTACCTGCATTTAATACATTAATGTCTTTTATAACACCATCTTCTATTACTAGTTGGACCGATGCTTGTTGAGCTTTTGCAACTCCAATAAATTCAAGTTCTGCAACTGTTTCTACAGTAGTGTCATACTTTCTAGAAATTGCAGTTGGTGCTGGATCTTCAAGTTGTAATTTTAATAAACTTTTATCATCAACTATTAAATTCTTTTTAAGAACAATGTTAGCTCTTTCTATAACTTGTTTTAATGCTTCTTGCTTGTTGACAAACCAACTTTGTCTAGGACTATTAAGTATACCGTATTTTTGTTTAGGTGATAAGTCAGGTGCAGGAACTATTTTATTTTGTTCATCATAACCAATTAAACTATCAAACCATTTACGTTCAATATCTCTATTAGGTTTACTTGTTGACAACCCTTCAGTTATAATTTGATATTGATTATGGATGTTTATCTGTTGGTTATCAATTGTCCAATATTGAACACTAAATGCTACATCATCGTCTGATAGTAAATTATCACAATTATAAATTGTAAAACTATTATTACTTAAAAATGCAGCAAATCTGTACCCTTGTGCTTTTGGATCACTTATAAGATTCGCAACATCAAAACTACTCATTGTTCTAAATTCTTTATTAGGTATTGTTTTTTTATTTTTCACCCAAAAGTAATAGTAGGTTTGTAAAGATTGACTTACTTTATCATAAACTTGCTTGGTTGCATATGCTGTATCACCATATAAACTTGTTCCAGAGATACCTCTATCTAAAGTTTCACTTGTGCTTTGGACTTGATCCCATTTACTCGGAAGAACTGTTGATTCAACCCATTCATAAACATCAATTGTATTTCCGTCAAACAATGAGCTCCAATTATTTGAACTGTAAATAGAATTTCCTTGGTAAGGATTTATAAATTTGGCATTAGTTAGATTCCACCAAAGTTGTCCTACTTGTGCAGGTCCCCAAGAGTTAGTAGGACTTACAACAACGCTTCCTGTTCCTACAGTGTAAGATGCAGGATCATAATAAGTTTTATAACTAAGATTTTGCTCTGCTGGTCCTGCTATTTTACCTTGTATAGGATCAATATAATCTAAGTAAGTTAATAACTTGTTAGTTTTTCTATTGTATAATATAACACGTTTAATTTTTTCTAGGTTTACAGGATCTTTAGATTCTCTCAGTCTGTTGTATATGTTTGATCTTTCAGGTAATCTAAAGTCTACAACTGTACCTGTAAACAAACTATTGCTCGATACAGTTGGTAATCCTACATAAACATGATTATTTTTTAATACTGTGTTTCTACCAAAGTAGTATACAGGACTATTTTCATTTTTGTAAAATAATTGTTGCCCGTACAGTAAATTTCCGTTTACGTTTTCGTAGATATATAAACTTCCTTGATCAATAAAGTTTTCTTTGAACTTGGTAAATTCTTTATCAAATGTAGTTGATACTGAATTAGGATTCGATGTTGCATCTAAAACATATCCTTCTTTTCTACCACTGTAAAAATCAAAAGTAGTAGTTTCTGTATTATCACCGTTTCTTGCATTTACAAGTAATCTATTGCCGTCAAAATCAATTACTGATCCAAAAAGCTCATTCTTATTATCTAGAGGACTTAACAATGTTTGACTATATTCAAATAGTCCGTTGTTTAAAGAATATATGTAAACTTTACCTTGGTTTGTTTTTTGACTATCATCGTAAGGAGCAGATACAGCTAATAATTTTCCATCATTACTAATTGCTACTTTTTCTGCAAATGCCTCTGTATCGCTAGGAGCAGCAATCTGTTGACTACGTAAATATTGGCCTTGTATTATCCTGTAAATAACAGCAAGGTTAGGTTTGTCATTGCCGTATTTTGCATTTACAACTAAAACTTCTCCATTTGGTGTGGTATCAAAACTAGATGCAAACTCGTATAGACTACCTTGATCCAAGACAGAACTGTCGCCACTAGCTATTTGTGTTGAATCAAATGGATTCTCTGCACTATAAGAACTATCGTTTTGAACTATTAAGCCTGTATCATTAGGCACGTAGCCTACATAATCTATTAAATCATCTGTGCTATCCCATTGGTTAGTATCAAATGATCCTGGATTTATATTTGTTATTGCATTGTATAACTTATTATCTAGATAAACTATATCACCTATAAAATAAGTTTTTTCATCACTAAACTCACCTTTAAATTTTTTATTTTTTGCATATTCCCAATTAAACAAAACATTGTTTTCAGTTCCGTTTTTAATAAAATAAATCTTGCCAGGATTAACCTGTGTGCCATCACCAGGTGCATGAACATAACCTCTATAAACATCTTGAGTAGATTTTGCAATATGAACATTTTGTCCTACATAATTATTTGTTTTTCTTTCAGGTGCAACATAGCTGCCTAAACTTAGGAAATTACCTGCCAACGTTCTTCTGTAAATGTAATAGATACCTTCATTAGTAAATGATCCTACATCTCCAGATCCACTAGTAGGTATTTTGAAAGTTTCAGTCCAATCAAGATTACTACTACTAGGTCTATTAGCTGGTCTTGGAATACCTAAAACATTTTCTTCTTTGTACAACCAATACTCAAAATTGTTATCTGGCTCTAAGTATAAAAAGTCTCCTGTTAAAATATTTGTGACTTTTTTAGCACCTAATTGGTGATCGAACAAGAAACTACCTCCAGTATACGGAACATTTATTCCAGCATCAAATACAAATAGTTTTCCTATACCTTGAGAAGTATAACCTAAACTCACTCTTTGTATTTGTCCCATTACACGAGGAACAGTATATATTCCTGCTCTACCATATACATCAGGATCAGGCCCAGAAATAAAAGGTAAAAATTCTATTTCTGCATTGTCACCAAACTGATTACCTTTGCTAAAATTACCACTTACATTTTTTACAAATATAACAACATCATTTAAACTTCTTTGATAAAATGCAACTTCTGCTGTAGCAAGTGTAGACTTATCTCTTACAGTTTGTCCTACCAATGGTTCAAATGGTTCACCATTTAAAAATTTTGTATTTCTATATGCAATATATCCGTCCCATATATCGTCAATTGTGTGTTTCTTGTTAGTGATACTGTAAGCAAGGTTTATTGAACTAGGATCTTCTAGTTTATCTGTGACAGGTATGCCGCCTAAAGTAGAAGCAAGTGTGCCCGAACTACTTGCAGTAATTAAATTGATAGTATCAAAATTACCTGTGACACGTTGTACTTTGACAGTAGTTGAATTTGTGACACTTTCAACTGTGATACATGTTGCACCGGTCACTAATTGTGTAAGAGTTTCACCTTCACCTAAAGAAACAAGTCCTGTAAATTCTAAAGTTGTTGTTATATCTGGCAAATTATTAACATATAGTTCTACTTCATCCCCTGGAGAGCTAACACTACTAAGTGCTTCAGGTACTCTAACAACAAATTTAGAACTTAATATTGGATCGGTGTTGCCTTCAGGTCCCGGAGAACCCTCAAAACTTAAAGATTGTATATAGCTGTTTATAACAGATTCACTGTTCTGTAAAGAAGTACTGTAATCTAAACTCTGATAATAGTATCTTGTGCTGCTAGTGCTATCGCCGCCTGTAATTGCAGTGATAATATCTTTGTACACAAGTCCGTATGCTGGATCGTTGTTAACATTGCCGATAGGATAAGGATTACTTGTTCTTATAAACCAATATCCGCCATATACACTTGATGTGTCTATAGTTTCTGCCGGACCTACTCTTTCATACTCACCAACAAAATCATTTCCATTAATAAACAAACTGTTTTCACTTGGGAATTCGCCGTTTACACTTCCTACATATATTGTAAGTTGTGCTTCTTCGTTATGTGTATAAACAACTGTACCTGTCGCACCTTGTGTAGTCACAGTGTCGCCAACTAACGGTATGTTGTTGGATGCGTCTACAAATAAAATAGCGTCAACTTTTATATCTATTGTATGTGTATCTGCACTTTCTAAATATTCTTTTGTTATATAAGGATTTGAACCACCAAATGGAGATGTACTAACTAGATCTATTTGATCTTGATTTGCGTTTGACAAATTGTTCCAACGTAGATAAATTTGATCACCTACTCCTGATCCTTCATACATATCCTTAGGTGCTCTTATTAAAAAGTGATCTGTAGTAATATTTTTGAAAGGATAATCACCTGTTAAAAGTACCGGAATATCTTCTCTGTCAACTGTATCATTGTTGATTTGATAATTAATTTGTGCAACACTATCAAAAGAAGAAAATTCTATATTATCAACAGCTCTTTCAATTGCAACATCTGCTGACCATAAACTGTCATCTTCTCTAACTATATCTCCTGCCGCAAAAGACTGTGTAGAATCAAAGTCTCCTTTGAAATTAGTTTTTACATTAGATGCTTTAGGAGCACCTACTAACAAGAACTGCCCATCTCCACTTAGACTTACACTTGCTCCAAAGTTTTGACCTGAGTCTGCTATACTTGTGTCTGCTTCTATAACTTGTTGTAATGTGTAATTTAAACTATTAGATGCTCTGTTATAAATGTAAACTTTTCCGTCATCAACTTCAGGTGCACCTACTGCTAGTAATACATTCCTATCATCAACAGATAAACTTTTACCATACTCATGTCCTGTACCTAATTCTGTATTACTAATCTCTTGAAGTTCTGTATATCTATTTTGATTTTGTAAAACTACCCAACGTCCTGAACCATCATTGTCTATCCATAGTTTTTCACCAGGATCCATTTCTTTTTCTGCAAATTTATTTGCATCTATAATATCTGTTTTTCTGCAGGAAATAAATTTTGTTAACACACCTGTACAATTTTCAATTTCTGCTATATTTTCATTCGTCTCAAATACAACTTTATTAAGAGATACACTTTTAACCTTAAAAAATCCTTGCAACGGATTTTCTGTTTGTGTTATTTGCACTGTACTATCATCAGGACTCGCAGCATCAAAACTAGTTGTAATTACATCAGTTATTCCTAATATTTCACCTGTGTCAATATCTAATGGTGTTGATCCAAGCAGTATTGTAAATTCACCAGTACCACTTTCTATTGATTCTATTTTGTAGTCCGTAGCTACATGCTGATATACATTCCAAGTTTCATTAACATTACCAACCCATACATAACCTTGGTTAGGCAGTGTTGTAAAGTCTTGTGATAGGATATCATTATACGATCCTATTCTTGCATCAATATCTTGGGGATTTACATAACCACTATCTTTTGTATAACCTTTTGCAATATATTTTGTTGGAAAAGGTTTGTGATCATAATCTTTTGATTTTAAATATGTTTCATAAGGTAAAATTCTATATACTAAATCAGTTGCTGAAGTTTTTTGATCAACTAGTTCAATTGGTTGAGGATCTAATCTAAATTGTTTTTCATCTAATAAGTATTCTACTTCTTCAAAACCTTCACTAGCACCATATTGGCCATCTTTAATTGCCCATTCTTCATAAAATTCTAAACTATCTTGATTAGCACTAGCTAGAGCATCAAAAAGTTTTGTAAGTGAATTTTTTGTACCTTTGTCTAGAATAAATCCTTGATAAAACTTATACTGGCTAACATCGTCATTTATAATATTTTCTAAGTATTGACGTTTTTGATACCCTATTAAATGTTGGGCAAGTCTTTGTTGTTCTACATCAAAATTATCGCTATCGAGATCATAATAATCAGCGAATTGATTAATTTTGTAATCAAAGTTTGCATAAAGTCCTGGTTTTGGTTCTTCACTTAACCTTACCCATTGGTTGGCAATAAAGTTTTCGCTACCTGCGATTTTTTCATTTGCGCTGTAGAAAAACTCTTTATATTTTACAAGATCACCAATTGCATAATCTTTCCAAGACTCCCATTCCGTAGGCCTTGCGTTATCATATATAAAGCCAGGTATGTTTAGACTACCATTCCAGTTATCAGTTCTGTATCCTAAAACTTTTATTCTTTCCTGTCTATAACCAGGAGCAGTATCATATATTACATCTCCAAACACAGTTTTGTTGTCAAGTAAGGCAATATGCTCTTTTTGCACTAATGGAAAACGTGCGGCAAATATACCGTCAGCTGTATTGACTGCTTTTACAATACATTCGTTGTCTAAACCTTTTTGTATTTTAACAAATTCTGGTTTTAATTTTTTACCATCAACTTTTAAAATACTATAACCGTAAAAAGTTTCGAAAAGATTGTCAACAACAGAATATGATGATTTCAATTTAAGTGTTTTAGACCCAGGACTTAAACTAATTATTGCGCCTGCACTCCAGTTTTGTGTAGTCCAATACATAAACTGTCTTGTGCTTGCGTTCCAATCACTAACTACATTAGAGTTGTCTATACGGTCTTCAAATACAAATCCTATATCTGTTAAATATTTTCCGTATCCTAGTAAAAAATTAACAACATCTTGTATTGTTGTTAGCTTGTCTCCATAGTTTAATTTGGAAACGTTTTGTTCATAAACTTTTGGGAAAGTTGCTCTGCGTCCACCAACAATAGGCAGTGTAGGTAATTTAGCAAACTTACCACTATCTAAACTAGTTCCAGATGTATGTGTTTCAGTTGCACGATAGTATTCATTATTAAATAAAACTATTTGTCCTTCTACATAAGTTTTTTCATTTGAAAAATTTACAAAATTTTCACTGACGCCGCCTACTACTACAACAGGATCATTTTGTTGAGGTATAGGTTTATAATAAGAAAATTCTGGAACAGCATAATCATATCCTCTGACAACATAACCATCTGCTTGTTTTTCTACAATGACTCCACTATAAGAAATACTTTCTAAAGGACTACTAGTATTGAGAAACAGCTCATAGTTTTCCTGAGGAATAAAAACATTTCCTTCATTAGTCGGAGTCCTGCTGTCTAATATAAATTTAAACTTTTCTTTATCTGAATATCCACCTAATTTAACACCTATTTGATTTATAATAGATTGCAAATTAGATTTATATTTTGTATAAGACGCTGTAGAATCACTAGCCATGTAGTTAGAAATATAATTAACTAGTCCACTTGTAAATACTTGTGTATCATCGTTAATTGTATTAGGAAATACAATATTACCTAATTGTATTTGTTTTTCAGTGTCACCATACACAATCTGATTTGCTATGCTGCGCTTTTGGCGAAGTCTGTCAAAACCTACAGAAAATATTTTATTTGGCTGATTCAATACCCAAGATGTAATAAGTGCAAATGGATATTCGCTTCCTCTTCTCCAAGCAGATTCTACAGGGCCGCCATCGCCATATGTCCAAGAATCTGTAATTGCAGATACGTCAAAAGTTGCAGACAAATTACAAGCAACAGGAGATAATAACTGCCCTTCGTCATCAGTAGGAATAGTATTTGTAAGTCCTGGTCTTGCATATTTGCTTTTTATAATTAACTGCTTGTCCGGTTCTCTTATAATACCTTGTTCTAAATCACTCCACAAAACTTCGTTGTTTCTTGTATATGGTGCAGGACCATATGTTGTTTCCCACCAACTAGGTTTTACATTAAAACCCAGCATCTCCCATGGATGAGTATGTGGACGATCGGTATCGTATGCATATATAAATGCCTGTCTCCAAAATCCTGGTAATTTTTCTCCGGTAGGATAATTTGTTTTTGCGTAATTAAAACTAAATTGATTATCTCTTGAAAAAGTATTATTCACTACATAATCACCGTCAACTAGTTGATTCCATTGTAGGAAATCAGGTGTCATGCTTTTATCAATTTGATGTTTTGTAAATTTTGTTTTTCTGTGTAATCCTCCAACAAAATCATGAATGTCTAAAATGTTAGTATCATAAGAAACCTTAATATTGTTGTATATTCTTTTTTCTAATTCTAATAATAGATTATCTCTAAAATCATTGAACGCAACAAACTTACTACCATCATGACCTTCTATAACATTGGCTGGTGTTGTAATTGTTGTATCTAAATAAATTTGCGGTTCGTAGGCAGGATATAATCCTAACTTTGTAGGAGTAGGTGGCATATAACTACCATTAGTACTGTCATACTCATATATCTCAATTTTATCGCCTATCGCCTTTGTTGCAGTGACAACTACAAAACCTTCATTATTAAATGTATAATCTCTATTATGAATTAATTGTGTAGCATTTTGGTAAACTTGAACTGCTTTTATACTTGCTGTTGATAATGAAAATACTTGGCTTAATGGAAAGAATTGTTCATCAGTATCTTCAATTACATGTTCAGTTCTTATAAAACCACCTTGTGGAATCATATCACTAAAATAAAAAGGCATACTAGATGTTTTATCTTTGTTCATTTCCTTAAGTATTAAATCTACATGTTGTTTTGTAGGTCCTTCATAACCTAATTTATTTGCAACTTCTAAAAACTGTCTTTTGAATTTGCCGTATTCTCTTCTAGCATATCTTAAAGATTTTACAATGTTTGAATCATCAGTTAACAAGTGGTATAAACTTAAATTTATTGGTCCACTACTTTTTATAAATTTACGTCCAAGATTGGTAATTTTTCCTATATCTCTTAAATTACTTGTACCTGGAAATATACCATCAAAATTTATAGATTCTTCTACTATAGTTGCTACATGGTCATTAACCTCTCCTAAAGTAAATTGGCTGAGATTTTCGTTTAATGGATTTTTTTCTAAATTACTAGGTATTTCATAATATCCGTTTTCATTTTTTGGATAGTCTGCTCTAGTTTTTATAATAATTACATCATCTAAATTTAAACTGTTAGTAAAATTAACATAAACTTTACTGTTAGCATCTTGTTTCAATATGTAATCAATGTTGTTTCTTTGTAATACATTATTCAAGTATATTCTGTGCCATAACTTATCTGAAAAAACTAAATCATCATAAACATCAATATAAAAATCATTAGTAGTGTTATCAAAAATGTATTGTTTTATTACGTTTTGATTACTGTCAGTGTTTGCTGTTATAAAACCATTTTCGTTTGCATATGTTTCTCTATCACTGTATATTCTTAAATAACCACTATCAGTAGGTTTGGTTAATAAAGTAGTTCCTTCTTGATAATTGAAACTATCTTTTAGTAAATCAAAGTTAAAAGTTATATCACCTACATTTTCAATTATTCTATAAGTTAGAGGAAAGCCTAATTCAGTATCATTATTTCCGTTTCCTATTTCATATGAAAATATTTTATTTCCAGTAAATGTGCTTGCATCATATTTTGTTGTATCAACAAAGGAAACATCATCAGCATCATACATTTCAAACTGAGGTTGTTGATTGACTGCTGTTTTAGCTTGACCTGTCTTCCATTCACTTCCATTAAAGTAAAAAAACGATCCATTGTAAGTGTTTCCAGATTTTACTAATACTGTTTCGTTCAAAAGCGGTGTAGAATCTTCTTCTTCTGTTAAACTTATTTGAACAGTGTTTCTAAAGTTAATGAAGTTTACTTTATATATTTTTCCTTTTACCAACTCGTCGGTATCTGCTGTGAACAACACTCTCATGCCATTTGATAAGTTTACACCATCTATGTTATAACCTGTTGAACCTTCAATAGTTGAAAATATATCTTTTGTTTGTGTGTCAACTAGATCCACATCTGTTTTACTTTTTGTACCAAAATTAATTAATTTGATTCCTGCTTCAAACTCAATAATAGGACGTTTTGCTCTTGCACTTTGATCTACGTTAGAAACTGTTTGGTTTATTTCAGCTGTTTTTTCAATTACACTCTTATGGAACCATCTATTGTATCTACTCCATAAGTTTCCATCAACCGATGATCTATTGATTACAATGTAATCTTTGTTTGCAGGGAACCCAAGTGCTTCACTAAAAGGATAAAAATCAAAACCTTGTCCGTCAAATTCAACATCAATGTTATCCGTAAATACACCACTGGTTGCTAAATCTTCTTGTTGTATAAGTTTAATTTTGTCGCCTACACCTTCAACGTACCATTCTCCGCTGGCATATTTTTCAGGTGTGACATTACCTACAAAATTTAGTTTCATTCCATTTGATATATCGAATCCAGAACTTGTTTTGTAAGTTTTTTTACCTATTATTTCTTTATCTACATCTATACTCGTGCTTTCTACTATATCTCTAATGTAAATGAATCCACTTACGTTAGGATCATTTTTTGAAATATAATATAACTTTTCCGGTGCATCATCAGGTACTGTAAATTCTATAATACCTTTTTCCAAATAAACGTTTGCAACTGTGTTTCCTTCTTCATCAACTTTGCTTACACCAGTGTCATAAATTAAAGAAGTGTTTGTTGCTTCACCTAATTCAACACTGCCTTGTGAAACTGGATCAACTATAAATCCTCCGGCATCGTATGCAGTGCCATCTTGATCATACAAAATAGCATCAAACACTCCTGCACTTCTTACACCATCAGTGGTTTCTACAATAACTGCTTCACCAGGTTTCCAACTTTTTCTAGTTGCAAAAGCAATAGGATGGCCAGGAACATCTACATCAAATTTATACTTTTGTCCTCTATACAAAGTAATAGAAGGATTATTAGTTAATCCATCTGGTGAAAACAAATAAGTTAAATTATCTGCATTATCTTTTAATGACACAGTATAAGTTGATTCAACTTCTGTGCTTTGACCTGCTACTGCTATACTATCTGGTCCGCTTGGCAACCAATAATATTCTCTAAAGTTTGTGAATTTATCCCAGTCAATATGCGGATTCCAGCTGTAAAATTCTTGCGAATTTAAATTGCTATGATTATTAGTTGATCCTCCAAGATTTTTTAAAGTGTTTATATAGTCATTATAGTCTTTATAAAAACTTAAATTTCCTAGATTATCCTTAATAATCGTTGCTGGTTCTAATTGATAATTTTCTCTTTGAGAACTTATGTCTCCTATATAATTATCACTAGGTAGAAATGCTTTTGTAGATTTCCTTCCTACATAACCATTTAACTTCTCTGCTACACCAGGTTGAATTAATTGATCTAGTGTGCTAGATAAAAATTTCGTATTGTATGAAGTTCTAAAATACCTAGGTAAATGATTAGCACTACTTCGTCTTATGCTTTTATCACCGCCTGGCAATCTTGGTTCATTTTGATCGTTATCATATGCCATTAGTAGCTACTGCCTCCGGAACTAGAACTGCTTGAACTGCTTGAACTACTTGAACTACTTG